GGGATTATTTTTTAAATTATCCACTAATTTTTTTCTTGTTTCTTCCGATGGGTGAGTCCCCCAAAACGGATGATTTTCTTTACCCATCTTTACCCTAAGTATTTCTTTCATCTTTTCCGAACACGGCCTTCCCAGATGAATGGCACTCATTTTCTTTCTCGTTTCTTCAGATGCCACATACCCAACCATACCCTCACCGCCCTCGGTTAGGTTGTATCCGTTTGGTGCCTTGCAGTTTAATTCCCTGATATATTTTTTTTCCAATTCGCATAGCATGTCAGGGAATAGGCATCGATCCATAATTTCCCATTTGAAATTTTCTTCCCCGTATTTATTTATCGCACCATGCAAAGCATATATTTTTCGTTTATGCCTGGCGTCCCATAAATGCACCGATATTCTTTGTTTTAATCCGGTTATAGTTTTTCCAATATAGATTTTTCCGTTGACCAAATTAGTGACTTTGTAAATAATTCCAACCCTTGATTTCTTATGAGAAAAAGCAGCCCCGGTTGCGATAGGCGATTGGCCCTCCCCGCCGATTAGCGGAGCGTTAGCCAGACCTCCGGGGCCGCTATTATTTTCTGTTTTGTTTGACATTCCAATCACCATATCGCATGATAGAATTATACCCGATAAAAAAATGAATGTCAAGAGATATTTCATTTAAATTTTCACCGATTTTATTGCGGCGAGTGCTTCGCTATACTTAATCCACCAACCGTTTTCGATACCCAAGAAACCCCACCTTGCATTTAACATATCCACTTCTCCTCCAATCTTCTCCTGCGCGGCAAGGAAACCGGCGAGGTAGATTTGCTTTAATAATTTTGCAACAAATACCGTTCCCTTAAATGCGTCAAAAGCGTTCAGTATTTTTTGAGATTTTTTCTCAAAATACTTCTCTAATTTCTCATCCATTTCATCCTCCTAATAATTTTCTTCAACCATATCGCAATGGCTTAAATCTTCTTCTGTGGTATCGTCAATTTCCGTACCTTCCGGTTCTATTAGATTAAACTCTTTTGCCATTGCTTTTCTTTGCTTTTTTCTCTTTTTAAATTCAGTCGGAGTCATCCCCCACTTTTTAATAAAATTTTCTTTACGTCCCATTTCGTCCTCCCTTTTTGAGCACCGATATGGCGGCGATAAAATGTAATCCAGACAGTTTTCCCTGAATAGATGTATTGTTTTCCATCAGGTTCTCCACCGCCGCAATCGCCGCGTCGAGGCCGGAGTTTCGGCCGTCCACTACTCCCTGTTTATAACAATCATTGCAATTTTCAATATCAGGTTTATCGCTCACCGGGGTTTCGTCTACTGGATACCTGCCATTAATTATTCGTGGCTTGCACATCTCCTTAAGATTTTCACAGTTAGCCTTAAATTCAGCATCTGGCATAGTTGCGATTTCGGCGGCAAGCGCATCTTCGTAAGTGGGACGCAAGCGGTGTGGGCAATCCACAAAATAATTACAAAATCCAACTTTGCATTTCATTGTAAGTCCGGCGGCGCAAGGTTTTGAGTCTGCCGGTTTGGACTGCACTGGCTTCGGCTTCAGCTGGCAATTACTGGACGGGCAGTAATCGTTGTTTCGTAATTCGCACGTCGGCGGGCATGATTTTGAATCACCCATCGGTTCCCTCCTTGACGGCGCGGCTGTTATTCTTCCAATAATTACAAGTATGATTAGGTTTTGCAAACCTATCCCACATCTTGCACCACAGAATAAACTCAACGCCCATTCCTTTCATGCGACTAAACAACAGATAATTTTTATCGGAACGATTTCCACAATTATTACAGCACGCTTTCAGCTTATCCATTATTCGCCTCCGATTTTTCACGGGCGGAGATCATGGTTTTTAATTTCTTTGCCCATCTCCATCTCATGCCTTGTCCGCATTGTGGACAATCCACTCCTCGTAAACCATCATGGGGTTCGGCTCTTAAATCCTGGCGACACATGGGACATAAATTATGATTGCGCTTACTAATTGCATACAAATCATTTTTCATCTTTGCCTCCTAATTTTATAAGGTAATCGAACTTGCGGAGAGGGCAGAGTTTGGGGATTTCATATTCCCTACAATTGGTTGGCCCATCTGGATGGGTACAATAAAATTTCGATTTAACGAACTGCGGAGGGTCATTCCACGGGCAAAAAACAGCCTCTTTCGGAATAACCACAATCGTTTTCACCTGCTTCATGTTAGACCTCCTTGATCTTTTCTATATTATTTCTTTCATCCAAAAGCTGCTGAAACTTGTCTGCACGCCATTTTTCCTGAGCATCCCATCTTGTTTGAGTCCAAGGTTTATGGTTAGCATAATTTGGATTTTTAGAACCAAGTTTCGATTCTCTTATTTTTTGTTTTGTAATTTCCGACAATGTTTTATCTTTTCTAAATTTTATTCCACCATATATCCCATCCCTGTTTGGATTCTTATCTCCAATCATTCTATCCGATCTTGCTATTTTTACTTCCGGCAAATTGGCATATCGTTTTGAAGATTCGGATAATATTTTTTTAATTCCTGGACGGTTCATAAATTCTTTGGCCCATTTTGATTTTCCAATCGCAAATTGTTTTTTCTTTTCTTCTGACATATTGGCCCAAACTCCGGGACCACCAGAACCGCCCGGCATAAAATTATATCCGTTGGGCCAAATAGAATTGAATTGAGCAATCATTATCTTTTCCCAAGCAATAGCCTCTTGATCTGAATTACACGATTTCAAAATTGACAAGGAATATTTTGATGGATGTTTTCTATAAAAACCATCAAACGGAATACTCGTCTTTGATTTTAGGTGTAACCCATCTCTTTTCTTTAACCCCATGCTGGTTTTGCCAATATAAACCATATCTGGATTTTCAATATTCCGGTAAATATAAACTGTATGAGAAAGAGCCGGGGTTTGCGAGCTTATATGATTGCGGAGAATACCGCAAGGAATAAACACCCCGGCCCTGTTGTTTTCGTTTTTAGTTAAAATCATATATGCTCGCATTTTAATAATAACATGATTTTATGGTTTTGTCAAATCATTTCTTAAATCAATTAATTCTTGGAATTTTTCATCCCCAAGATATTCCCGGCAAAACTCAGAAAATAAAATCGGATTAGCATGCGCCCAGAAATGGCATGAAGCACAAAGTGCCAAAAGATTTCTTTCGTCATGCCTCAATTTCTTATACCTCCTTGAAAAAATATGACAACATTGCAGCTGCATAATTTTCCCGCAGCGCTCACAAGCACCCCTGGCCCGGACACATTCGCCGATCTGTTTGTCCAGCCGATTGCGTATAGACTTTTTACTTTGCTTCATAGCTTACTCTGCGCAGTAATAACGCCATACAACGACAGCACCCTATTTATCCATCCACGTAAAAAAATAATATTATTTTCTTTCGCTGAAATCTCTACATAAAACCTAATTCTTGCAATCAGAAAATCAAACATTGCTTCATTTTCTTTTAACATCTTAATAGTCCTGATTGTACCTATATTGACACTAGTATCAAACGCAATAATGTCCATAGGATACAACAAGTCGCCACATTGCAGCGTATCCCAATATTTCGTCTTGTAGAATTCTCTTGCGCGTTGCCGGGCCTCATCGAATGGCAACACCCAAAGTTCCTTAACAAGTAAAGGCCAGGACTTAGAAGAGATGCCAAAGATTGTTCTGCCACCAGCATCAGAAAGCGAAACAGATTTATATCCTTCATGGGCCATTAAAAATTCAAAAGCTTGATTGTAATTTTCGTTCATGTTTTATCTCATAAAAATGCTTTCCGATAATTTTTTTGGATGTTCAGATCGCTCATAATTCTTACCTGCGTTATAAAGCGCCAGCGCCATAGCCCATGACCCGGCTTGCTTATAATGCCCTTGCAAGATTTTCAAACCTAAATCAATATTATATTCAGGCTCAAATATACGGGCCTTGTCAAACTTCCAGGACTTTTCATTAATCTGGAAATAACCATAATCGCCGGTTGCTGATATAGCTTGCGCATTAAAGCTACTCTCTATTTGTAGCAAAGCCAATGCCACATTAATTGGAATCCCGTATTGTTTTGTTTTGGCAATTAGTATGTTCATTACAAACTGAAAAGAATACTTTTGGTAGTAACGGTCTTGCCGCAGGTCCTGCAGATCGCCAGCCAGCTCCGCCTTGTCCGCTTGAAGCTCCTCTATGGCGGTTGCTGCTTCTCTAATCAGTTCCCCGCGCTTCCATATCTCCGGCCAGACAAAAAGAATTACAATAATAGCAACCAGTAGCGCAAAAGACATACATACCTTCGTATAGTCATTTGTGAATGGGCTAAATTTCTTTTTCCACATTGTTTTTTCCTGAATCATTCCAAGTATCAAGTTCTGCTCTGTCAAACCACAGATTGCAATTGCGCCTGCCGACACCGAGATGCTCATGTTTGCCTGGACGCTGATGAAATGGTATTTCATTTTGCGCTACAAGCCGATAAATCCAGCTAAGAGAAAGCCGCAGATATTTAGCAGCTTCCTGTGTTGTTAGTTTAGTTTTTTGCGTTTCCATTAAGACCTCCTATGGTCAATCCCACGCAGATGGACCGTGATAGAATTTTCCATTAATCTTGAAATTATCTTTTCATTGTATCGGCTAGATAGCTCCTGTGTAGAAAGGTTTGTGGTTATAATCGTCCGACCATGCCTTTCATCTATGAGTTTTTTTAATTGCTCTTCAAAAAAACTGCCAGTTGTTTTTCGTTCAGCGCCCAAGTCATCCAGAATAAATAATGCGGATCCCCGAATATCTGCAAGCTGCTGATGAACGTTAATATCATATTCATTTGCTGGCTGCGCCTTAATTAAAATCTCAAAAGATGATGATCGTAAAATTGCAGATAAAATTCACGAGCGTATCGTGCGAAAGATGAATCACGAAAATCCGACGCAGATCGATGCTGTCACTTATATGGTCTGCTTTGAAGGATTCCACTGGGCTTATTATGGCTGGGGTCCTGGAATTCGTCGCGATAAATGGTTGACTGAATCTATTCGCGAGATATGCCCAGATCGGGTTATTGAAAAGGTAAATGAGAATATAGAAAAGCATACTGACAAAGAAAAGAACTTCAAAACCTTTAAGATTGAAAATGAAAATCAGGATGCTTTTAGTAAGGTTAAAAACTGGGAAAAATCTGAATTTCAAACACTGATTATTTACGGCCAAACGGGACGCGGCAAAACACATCTTGCAAAAGCCGTACAGTTAGAATACCTTAAAGACTTTGCCAATACTGCATTTATAACTTCAGAATCTCTTTATGAGATTTCGCAGTTCATTTGCCCTCCATAGTGTTTTGTCTTTCGCACTCTTCATAAACCTTTGCCCGGCGCGCGTCAAATTCAGCCTGAGACTCATTTGGACCACAACGATCATTTGGTAATGGAGTAATTTTATTCTTAAATACACCCCCTGCGAAATCGTTATGATGCCAATAAGCAATTGTCGCTTTCCAACTTTTCATTTTATTTTTTCCGACCATCCAACCATTCGATTCATATCGTGCAAGCCATGCTTCAGCATTTACATTGTATTTTTTCTCTAAGATATAAGCTCTTATTTCTTCTATTTTAGGTTTAAGAAAAGAATTAGTTTTAGTTAGTTTCTTTTCTATTACCTTATTACCACCTTGTAACCTACTTGTAAGCACCTTAGAAACTCCTTTAGAATAGCGTCTCTCCATACCTAGCTTTCCGCCAGCACTCATACGAAAACGACTTTCTTTGAATTTCTCCATTCGACGTAAAAGTGACTCACTAAAAAACGATTCATTTTCATTTTTAAAAAGTCCAGTTTCTGGCGAGAGACAGAAAGTTATAAGGTCTTTAATAAGCACTTTATTGATTCGCAATTCGATACTCAAAAGTTCAATATCGGATATCTTAAATTTAAAGTTAGGTTGCTCTCTTAAAATTTCTACGATACACCAAAATATTCCAATCCCCTCATATCCAAATTTATTCCAGAGTTTCAGCATTTTAACATCATGTCTGGAATTTGAATCATGTAAAAAAGACATTGCTTCTTTCCTGGTTCCGTTCATTTATTCCCCTTGAAAAAAAGCGGCCCCTGTGCAGCCGGTATCTGGCTTGCCTGAATAGGCTTGACAAATCCGCAGAGGCCGCCCTTAAATTTCGATGTTTGTTTTTTCATACCCGATACCAGACTGCATATTACCATCCTATTCCTTCACTTTGCGAATGTCAAGAGGGAATTGGATAAATCTTTATTTTTATCCCACTTCGGCTTTTTACTTTCACAGAACATTTTCGGCATTGAAAGCGACAATATTTTATTATTTGCTTCATTAAAAAAATCTTTTTTAATCTCAAAGCCATACGCTTTCCTGTTCAGGTTTTTTGCTGCCAGAAGCGTCACGGCGCTGCCCGCCAATGGATCAATGACAATTTCATCTACGTCTGTAAAAACCCTTATCAAATATTCCATTAGGGCCAGCGGTTTTTGGGTGGGATGAAGTTTTGGTATATTATTTTCTCTGGGCCAGTCAATGCAGTTAAAAATCATTGAGCCGTTGTTGTTGAACTTTGGCAATTTGTCCCTGTATAAAATCAGGGCATATTCACAGTTTCCGACAACACGCATATTAGCCTTTAGGACCTGAGCCGAAAAGTTTTTCCTGAAAATCAAATTTATATATTTGTTCAGGCCGTATTTTTTAGCCTCTTCAATCAAAAGGAATTGCTGCTCGAATGAACAGAACACAATCATACAGGGAGCCTTGCCGGCTTCCTTTGGTTCAGGGCCGATCATTTTGGCGCAGAAATGCAAAAACTCTGGAATGCGGAATTTCGAGTCAGTATCAAAAAATGTTTTCCCGGCAAGGTCGCTTTGTCCGTTTTCATTATCTCCACCGATGTACCAAGCGGGATTCGATCCATAGGCATTGATCCCCACGTTATAGGGGATATCGGTTAAAACTAATTGAGCCTTCGGTATTCCATAAACTTTATAGTTTTGAAAATGGTCATTGAATAATTCAATCCGCTTCACTCGCCCCTCTCTGCCTTCCGCATCTCACACATCATCAAATACTCCTGCGCCCTGGCGACCATGAACTGACCCTTGCCGACTCCACTGACCGCCACGGCTTTATTCACCGTTTCCCATTCGGCGTCTGTGAATGCAATTGAGCGGGTGCTGCGGCACTTGTCTGGGTCTTTGTAGTGGCGTTCCTGGCTGTTGTATTTCCTATCCATGTTTCACTTCCAAATATTCCCGGCGCAACCAGGCGACAAATTCTGGATAGAAATAATACTTGAATTCCTTTTTGACGAAATCATATGGATGCGGAGACTTGATCGCAAATGGTTTCAATTCCTTGTTTTCTGCCCACAATTCCCTGTGCCTATCCAGATAATCAGAAGTCCACCATTTTATAAATGTAATCTTCAGTTCCCTGAGCCGCTGCGTTGTGCTGAACGGATGATGCATAGATGAAAAATGGATCGCCCAGCTATCCACCGGCCCGCCATTTGGAGCAAGTCTGCAAATCGTTTCAGCCAGTATTTGTTCAACCGTTTTCCCTTCATCATTGCCTTCAAAGACAAGCACCATTCTTGACGACGTACCGTACCTTTCAACTAATACCATGTTGTCCTCCTTATTTTTATTTGTCTGGCGTCCAAGCCAGCGCATAAAATCGTGCCTGAGCTCTACTCCATCAGGCCCGAATTTATATGCTGTCCGTGGATTCCCGCGACAGAGTCCAGACCATGATGCCCTGTACTCTGCCGCAAGACTATCCAAGTCGCCGATTAGAATCATTTGTTGTTGTTAGTGGAGATAATCTTGGTTCGCAGTTCAGCGATTTCGCAAGTCAATTTGTTAATCTCAATTTGCATATTTTTCACAAGGTCAAGCAATCCCTGAATAACGTTCAAAGTTTCCTGTTCTCTGTCCATTAAAACACCTCCTCTGTTTCAAGTTCGGAATGTATCGCCTTCTTTTCATAGGAATTTTCGATCACAAAATTTTTGTCCGGCGCGCAGCAGATTTCAAAATATGGACACGTTCCAAATCCCACGCATTGTTGCGTGTTTTTATAATAGGCCCCAAGTTCCGCCGCCCTTTCAATGTCCGCTGCAATCTGCCAAAGTTCCCGCCGCCATTCTTGCCGATCTTCCTGGGTGAAGGTTAAATATTCCCGGTAAAAATATCTCCGGCGGTTAACTTCCAGATATTCCAGGAATTCTTTATAATCGATATCGTCCAGTCCGCCTTCTCGGATTGCTTCAAGGTAAATTTCCGGAGTAGTGTTTTGGTTTTTAGCCATTGATAATGAACCATTTTTTAAAGTGGTCGGTTTATCTGGGACTGACTTTGCAAGGACGTTATAAAACACTCCATTGAATTTTGTTCCATAAACTCGCTCCATAGCCTCCAGATAAATCATTGACTGCGAATCCAGGGTAAGTTTTTTTTCATAATTTGCGTCAATGGTTTTTGCTGATTTATTCTCTCCCACCCACAAACCATTCTCATCTATAATCATGTCCACCTTGCCAGCCAAAACCATATCCTTGTATTTATCCCCACGCACGTCAATAATGGGAATCTCGAATGGTTTTTCAATAGCCAAAACCTTGAAAGGTTCAGACGGATAGCGCCAGACATAATTCAGATACATAGATTCCACCATATCCCTAGCCTCAATCCACTTTTGCAGGCGCTCAGATTCATCTTGAGCAGGAGCGTTCTCTGCAAAGTATTTTTCAATCTCTTCAATTACCCGAAGGCGTCCGGCCCCCCGGTAATGGGAGGCTAGGGCCAGATGAATTGCCGTGCCGAAGTCATAATAAATCGGGCGGTCGCGCTGTTCAATGCCGTCAACATAACGGTATTGATATTTTTGACGGCAGGACTTAAAAGTCGAAATACTTGAGTATGTCAGAATCATGTTCAACTCAAAATGGATTGTTGTCCGGCGGTTCGCTTTCGTTTGCCGGGTCTGATTTCTTGGCTGCTGGACCAGGATTCCTTTTCAGGCCATCAATTAATAATTTCGCAGCCAGATCAACTTTCCAAAAACTTTTGACCTCTGAATATTTGTCCACCTTGACCACCTGAATCATAACGTCTTTTCCGATTAGGTCGGTAGGGAGAAAATCATCCAGGCGCGGATCATCAGAGTCGGTAGCATAACCGCAGGCGATTGCTAAAAGAGCCAGTCGCCATTGTGCTTTTTCGGAAAGCGAAAACATTTCCTTGATGGATTGCCCCTGATCGTTTTTGAAAATAACGTCAATGGACGGCTTCGGCGTTTTGTCATTGTCCTTGACTTCAAAAATATGAACCAAATGAGTCCCCGGTTCTAAAAACATACTTCCCCCCTTTCCCTTTAAATTTAATCGCTCCATGTTATTTTTCCTCCTTTTTTGCACTGGGCGTCAATTCAATAATTTTCGCTTCAAGTTCTTTGATTTTGCTTTTGAGGTCATAGTTTTCACTTTCAGATTCATCTCTTTTCTTTTGAACTTTGAGCAAAATATCCAACTTATCATCCTTAATTTCGGGGAGCAAGACAGAATCATCATTGATAAGTTTAACGACAATTTCATTACTTTCATAGGCGGAGGGGGACCTAACGATAATTTTAGTGTGCCCTTCGACATACTTTTCCTCAATAAGTGCTGCACCGTCAAGCGAATTAATGATCTCGCTTACATTTGTTCCCTTGCCAAACAGTAACTTTTGATACCCGACCGTTAGTAATAATCTCATGTTATTTTTCCTCCTTGAATAATTCCATTTGTAAATCTTCTTCGGTCATTGGTTCCGTCTTAATCAATACCGTTGTTTCGACTTCGTAGAACCTTTTTTCTTTTTTCTTCATGTCAAATTCAACAGTACACGGAATCATCCGCATTTCATAACCACAAGCATAATCAACGGAGAGCTTGTTGACCGTTGCCTCAGTCACATCCAGCTTTGACTTAAAACTGGATTTCATCGAAACCATTTCATCCTCAATCCTTTTCCCTTCTTGTACTTTTTCAGCAAGTTCGGTTGCTACCTGGCGCTTTTCCTCTTCGCTGAAATTGTGTTTCCCGTAAACTGTAACTTTTTTCACTTCAACTTTTTCCTTTGACATACTATTTTTCCTCCTTGACTTTAAATTTTTTGAAAATCTTTTCAAACACGGTTTTCCAGGACGCCTCTTCATAAAGGTTCAATGCACCGCTTCGATCTTTGGCAATTGCTTTTTCGACCTTTCCGGTAGTGAATAGATATTGAAGTTTTCCATCAATTTCTTTTGTTGATTGGCGAAAAACCTCATCGAAAAATCCCGCTACGTTGGTTGCCAATTTTCCATTAATTGACGGAACCACCTGGATTTCTCCCGTGCGTTCATCTTTAATGTTGTCCTCAAGCGCAGTAAAAATGATATGAAAGGGAAGGTCTCGGAAAGCACGGATCATTCTCGTCATTCTTACTTGAAGCAATTGATAGTCCTGCATTTGAAGCAAATCGTCATATGACTTACCTAAATCTTTCCCCAGCCCAGGACGATCAATCTTTACGATTTTTTCTTTGCAGAGCTCGTTTATTTCGGAAAGCGAGTCTACAAAAATCACCTTGAACTTAGATTGCAATTCGGGATTTAAAAGTCGTTTATATGATTCTCCCATATCATCAAACGACTCAATTTCCCATACGGCATAATCTTTTCCCGCTAATGGCAACAAGCCACTTTCCGCGCTTAATATAAGCGTGGTTGACGGCTTCAAAGTCAAAGCCGTTGACGTTTTCCCAGTTCCCGATTTTCCATACAGGAGCGCCTTGATTTTCGCATCCTGCAACTGACTTGTGTTGGTTTCCTTCATAAATCCTCCTTTAGATTTATTTGATAAATTTTAAAACGCATTTAATAACACCCAGGCCAGCAAAAATATCAGCCCGGCAATGATTAATTCACCGATGGTTTTCCAGGTTTGTTTTTTCATGGCTGCCTCTTTACGATTGCCCGGCATCCATAAAGCGCCGGGACGGAATGAAGCCGCAAATTCCTAAGCACAAATACCATCATTGCCGTTGTAAAGGAAAGGTTTTGCATGGCGTCTGTTGCTATAACTGATGACCCATAGAAATTTTCCAAAGCAATCAGCAGCCGACCATTCTTTTTGACTTGTCGTATTTTCATATTATCTCCTATACATTGATAGGGCTTCATCATCACAGGGAACCAAATCTTGAATTATATTTTTTGAAAAAACCTTATCCCCTTGAGTTACAACAAAATCAAGGCTTTTAGATTCCAGATGATAATATATTGCCCAGTCATGGATTCCACCGCGCTTTGCTGCCCAACGTATTGGCTCATTAGCAAGCCGGGCGTCAGATATAACTCCGGTAGCGAATACCGTTCCTGGCGGCATATCCTTTAGCATTTTTAATGTTAGCATTTTTTCGCCTCCCTCACTTTTTTAATATTTTTCACCCGGGCATCATATATATTTTTTGCCCGTTCCTTCGTGCCGGTCTGGTAGCCACTCATGTAGGCCATGCGATATTTCACGCGGCTGTCCATTTTCCCGGCCAAGCCGTTTTGATAGCCCAGCTTCCGGACCTTTTCGATTTCGGGATCAAAGTAAATTTCACTGTCGGTCATTTTAATCTCCATATACCATTTTTTAAAATATACCCATCATTTGCCATTATTTCTTTATAACATCTTTTGCATACATCCCGAAATTTATCGCCGATAAGTTTGCGAACAGAAATGTTGATTTGTTTTTTGCATTTATAACATTTCATATTATCATCTCCTCTTCCCAACTTCTGCCGTCTGCTACATTGGTCACTTTGACAGTTATTACTTTCTGCTCCTCATCGAACCACTTATCGTGGAGCTGACAATAACCGCGCGTTTTCCGGCAGTACCAACCCATCACTGCAACCGGATAGCCATTTGGTTCGGAGCCGTATATTGAACGCTCAAAGTCCAGATAGCCACAAGCAGAACAAGCTGATGGATTTTTTGCCAGCAGAACAGGCCGATTATTCATAGTATATCCCACCGAGAGCGCCGCGAACTTTCACAAGTCCCATATCTTTCATGGCTTGGTCTTTTGTATATGGCTTTACAACCTCAACATATTCCCGCTCCCCAGTTTTGGTCCAGCGGATAAAAACATATCCGATTTTTAAATCAGTCATACATTCGACTTGGCCATCCTTGATCTGTTTTTTAATGGTAGATAATTTTACGGTTTTCATAATTAATCGTTCAGTAAATTTTGGATGGCATTTTGAATCGAAACAGTTTCCCGTCCGGTATAATGTTTGCCTTCAAACCATTCATACGTAATCATAATTGTTGGTCTCTGCGCTGTGTAATTTCCAGCAATCGAAATATCTGTTATAACAATATAATGCGTATGATTTTCTGATTCAATTTCCTGGCCGATTTTCCATTCAGGAAAGTTCTTAATGTTTGTCATTTTAATTCTCCTCGGCAATTTTCTTTTCAAATTGTAAAACGTCAGGGCTGCTTGCAATTATTTTCCATCCAAGCCGTTGTAGTCTTTCCGCCCATTCAATGCCGTTAGGCTTATTTAGATAAATAGTTAGATGTTTGAATTTCATGATTATCTCGAAAATCTCGGAGAGAAACAATTTAACAATTTGCCGGTAGTCCGATCTATATGATCCATGATGCCAAAAATGTCATGCGCAAAATCAAAGATGTTCGCTGCATTCAGCATGTCATGTAGACGTAGCGGATTGCCATTTAAATGACAAGCCGTCAAATCCATTTCCAAACCCAAGCGATCAATCCTTGGAAATTTTTCTTTAGCCTTCTCGCCGATCGCCATGATAAAAACTTCATCCTGTTTGCTTGCATTCATTTTCATTTGTTGTTTTTTTTCTTTGGTTTCCATTTTTGGAACCTCCTTAATCTTCATACTACCATTATAACATAATTTTTTGAAAAAGCAACAGTTTTTATAATCTTTTTTTATTTTTTTTAACTTTATTTGACAATAGCATTGTCGAGGTTTAAAGACTTATTTATTGTTATTTTCTAACAATTTCAGCTTTTCCAAGTGGTCTTCATGGTCGGAGATCTGCGCAAGATTATCTTCAGTAAGTCGCGAGTCATCGTTTGCCACATACCCTATTTTGCGTCGCCGATAAGCCATAACTATTTTCATTTCATCTATATTTTTATAGATATGATCGCTTTTAATTGAATTGCAAGTTCGACAAGCAGCCGCAAAATTATAAGCAAAATTATTTTGTGAAAACTTAAAAGGGATTAGGTGATCCCATGAAAGTTTTACTTTTATTATTTTTTGTTTTTCTTTACGAATTCGCCATACAAAAGAATCAAATTCATTACCACAATAAAAGCAACAATTATTTTGTAATTTTAAAATTTCCCTTCGTTCCGCTATGGGTGGAATTTTTCGCATAGAAATTGGTTCAATCATTCTTTTTACTTTTTCAGGATTTGTTTCAATTGGGAAATCGCAGCAAGTATATTTGTTATCAAGAATAATTGCTTCACTTTGACAATTAGGACAAAACCCGCGAACAAGCCCTACGTTACCATAGAGACATAGAAATTGTTTCATTCTGATTTTCCTTGTAGTTCCAAAGCATCAAGCCGTGCTTCTATTTTCAAAAATCTGTCATCTGGATTTGACCGCCGACTTGTCCAATATTCATTATGACATTTTGGCTTACAGAATTTTTGCCATGCAGTAATTGGTAAAAACTTCGAATTGCAGAAAATACAGTTTTTGGGCTCCCTACCAGCATTTCGTTTCCTTGCCATGCTTTTTACCTCCATGCGTGCACAATCCATGTACACAATTAATTATATAATAAAAAATCAATTCTGTCAACTTATCAGTGGAAACGGGGAGGGGATCGGTTAATTATTTTTATTTTGATAAAAACAAGGCTATATTCCAATACCTTCCTTTGGGATAAACTTCCCAGCAACCTCTATTGTATATTTTTCTTCGGTCGGTACTGAATAGGTTATTAAATGAAATAGCGGAGTTTTCACGGTCAAAATGCCATGAAATAATTCGGCGCGCATTGGCATAGATAAAAGCGCTTCAAGCAGTTTTACCAGCTCCCGATCTTTGGCAAGTGACAGGCGCTCAATCCCGGCGGTTATTGTTTCATGGCAATTAAAATTATGTGGTATATGGAAACCTACGCGCAAACCAATGTAACGTAAAAGTGGATTTGAGTATGGATGAATGAAAGTTTTTTTCTGAACGGATAGGACGGTAAATATTTCATTTTCGGAAACTTTCATTTTTTCCGGTCCATCGTAAGCCGCTTGCCATATCGGGTCAAAAAATCCTGCCTTCCAGTTTTCAGTAAATGCCTTGCTGCAACAGGCCGGGAATCCGAGCTGCCCCCCTTGCGCTTCGTGGTCTCCAGCTTCAAAGGCATCCCGGAATTTTATCGCATGATCGAGATGCCGAGCAATAATGCAATACGCCTGGCTATCGCCTTTTGGGGTGTAATGCAAAAAGCCATTTCCAGGAAATGAACCTACCCATTTTATCGGCATGACAATCAAGCCCTTGTCCGCGCATCGTTTTATAAAGTCCGGCAGCGCCTCTCGCCTGATCGTTGACCATGCGCAATTTCGTTGCCCAGCCGCGACGGATTCAATTTCCAATTCGTTAACCATAGTCGCGCATTGCTGGATGACTCCGGCCCAAGTATTTTTTGCAGCGGTAGAGACCCAGGCAATACGAGTAAAAGGTGTTATTTTAAAATCAGGTATCAGTTTCATTTTCCCTTCCATTCAGTATGAATCTTCCGCCAGGCCGGGTCATTAGAATCCCCATGCGCTTTGTCACCATGTTCATTTGACTGCTTGCAGTCATTTATCTGCTTATTGAATACGGCCAGCTCAGAAACGAAGCCGAAAGTTTTTTTATAAGCCTCGCAGAACCGACTACGGTTTCTCCAGTCGCCGTTAATACCAGCACCGGGACAGCCGCCCTTGCAAAATGGCCACCAATAGCACCCCTTGCAACCGCCTACCTCTTGCCTTACTTGTCGGAGCGCTTCATATCGCGCATTGCTTTTCTCTGTCCGCAGAATCAGTCCTTCGCACTTCATACATACAGACAATGAACCGTCACCTAAAATGGGGATTTCAGCATCGGTCGCCCAGGGATCGCATTCGGTAAAAATACATTCACCTGATCCACCATTGAGTAGTTTTATAAAATCCAATGCCGGGTACCATTTCAAGGTTTCGTCAGCAACTACTCTTAAAATCAGCCGACGGTAAACTGCAAACAGGGATTTATTATTAAGCTGCTCAAGTTTTTCTGTCCGTCCATCAAAAGCTATTACCGGATTGAAGCGCATACTTAAAACTCCAAACTCATCCCGCAGCCGCAAAGCAAAGCGGATCAGGTCGTCGCGTAAAATCGTATGGCCAGCATTACATTGACGCAAGATAACTATTGCCGAAGTTGTGACCGTGGCCGCTTTTAAATAACTTAATGAGTCAAGTGTTTTCTGTGTCATTTCGGCAGCATCGAATCCTGGGGCATTCCAGCGTCCGGCATTTGTGAAGGCAGTATCGCCATCAATTGAAATTCCAACGCAGGTTTTGTATTTGATGAACAGACTGACATGATCCGGTCGCATGCCAATCCCCGATGTCTGGATTCCTGTCCGTCCGTATTTATCAAAAATCATTTTTAGAATTGCTTCAATTTCATTCATTGGCAACAACAACGGCTCCCCGCCGTGCAGCGTCGGACTATTCCATTTGCATTCTTTATCCAGTTCCATTTGCGCGGCAAGAGTTTTCAGGACTTTTGCGATTTCAAATTTTGGAGCAGTCCCGCTTTCCCTTATTTCTTTTTCATAACACCCCAGACAGCCGCCAGGGCAGGCAATCGGCTTGATTGTCAATCCCATTTTTATCTCCTTTATAATTCTGAATCAATATGCGCAATATCGGTATGCGCGTCTGTATGAATCGTGTCGGTATGATCGTCATAAGGCGTGTCCACGTGAGGCGCGTCGGTGTGTTGCAAGTCTTGATGAGTAACGTCGCTGTGATCAGTATAAGTGATATCTCCATGCGGTGTATCTGTATGAGCATAATCATCATAATAAGGTCCGTCCTGATGATCCTCGTGAGTCGCGTCCAGATAAGCATAATCTTCGTGTGAATGCGTCGCGTCTGTATGGTCCAGATGAGTAATATCTTCGTGATCATTATCTGCGTGATCAGCATAGGCAATGTCATCATGATCATCATAAGTTTCATCTACGTGTGGGGTATCAAACGGCCCCCAGTCATCGTAATAGGGACCATCCTGATGGTCGGTATGTTCGGCATCCCCATATAAAATATCATTGTGCATATCATCGTCGTGGTCATCATGGGGCAAGTCCTCATAGTTTTCGTCTGTGTGGTCACCGTAGCCGCCGTCAATGTGGGCTACGTCTGAATGATCTCCATGCGCTACATCCTGGTATGCCATATCGGCATAAACTGAAAAAATTGAAAGCTGCGTATCGAGCTGCGCAGTCACTCCAACACGGCCGGCATTAAAATCTTTGCGCGTCTGGAGAATGACATAGACTTCATCGGCTGAAATTATTACAGGTTTTCCATCAGCTACAATGTCCCTGTTGTTGTAAAGTTTGTCAGTCGGCAGTATTGCTGCTCCAATCATGGAGATAGATGTTTCAATTTTTGTGGCTGGGGCCTTAAGCAATGAAACATAAAACGCCAAAACCTGGGCTGCTTCCGTCGCATCACGTAGAGCGGTCTCAATAGTATACGGTTCCTTTGTCTGGTAGTTTTGCTGGACTGTGTTTTCGGTATGCTGGACTGTGAGCCAAATCCCAGTCGTCGGATCTTTGCTATACTTCAAAGTTATGTCTCGGAAAACTCCGTCGGACGGTTTTGTTTTTTTGAAACTGGCATGGTCATAATTGCGAAGTTCAAGCGTTCCTACTGGGACGGTTTTTCTATAATATTTTGCAGCAAAAGTTCCATCGTTCAGTGGGAGAAAATGGTAAATTGAAGTTTTTTGAAGTAGCCGGTTAAAATCAATTGTCGGCGTATCCGTATCTAAAAACCATGCAACCGCCTGTGTCCGGGCAAAAGATAAGTCAAGAAAACTGATCAGATCGATGTCGACCACTGAGATTTCATTCAGAATGTGTAAGACAAAAAATAGATGGCAGGCAACCGCTTCAGAGTACAATCCGGTTGCCAATCCAGTTGACATATTGAATCCGTCCTGTATTCCTCTCGCGTCGCAAGTAACCAAACCATCTCCGGGGTCAGCGGTTAAATGAAATTCGCCATTATGTAAATCTTCGACGTAATCCGTTATCGCAGTCAGGGCAACGCCCTTGAGATAAACTGCGTCAATGGCTTCCAATTCAAACACGGTAGTCCCGAAATGAGTTTCGGATATTTTATAAGTAAATGTGACCGCATCTATCTTGGCCGGCGTGATGTTTTTTTTCTCACCAAATAAAATAGGAATGGGGACGCCGGCAGTATCCGGGTCCATATTTGGGAAACGAATCAAGTCATAGTGAGTCGTGGGAATGGACTGTAGCCGCCCTTCGCGCGAATCTACCAGTTCAAAAGTAACTGCATCATCTGTAACCGAAGGCGTCCGAACCTTGCCAGTAAAAATAGTTTCCAGGTCAGCATAAATATCCCCGACCTCTCCAACCCGCGCCCTGATGTCAGCATTGTTCCAGTAGAAATCATCAATGGCGCTGTACCACCAGCCGTCTGCGTTTGTAATTGAAATGCCGCCGGATGAAGTTTCCATTGCTGATTCAAAATGGTCTGCCACTGTAGCGGTAAGCTGGCTTAAAGATTCAGCTTTCAATGTCGGGTCATAGAAGGCAGGATACGTGCAACCAGTAGGAATAAATACAACAGCCTCTGCTCCGACTTCTTGCCGGTTAGCAAAACACTTCCAGAAAAAAGCGACGATGTTGTAAGTGTAGCTGGGTGAGACGTACGCGCCCGGATTGACTCCACCAGCTAAGTGAACGTATAAAATCCCAGCAAAAAAATCATGGAAAAAAGAACCTTCCAATGCAGCGCAATTGGCATAGATTGTTTCCTTAATAAGCGATACTCCGTCCACCTGAATCTCTACCGCTTCGCCGTAAATAAATGGCGTTGACCAAACGTCCCCGTCCTGTGTCCAGACTGCTGCATTCAATTGCTTGCCTACCTTGATCTCAACAATCCGCAGGTTTTTCCAGTCGTTTCGGTACGTCATCTATCCTCCAAGTTTGAATATGTCATTAATATTAGGCGCTTCCTGGCAGACGAAAATTTTAAAAGCGACTTTATAAATTCGCTGTTCGTTATTGTCATAGCCAAACTCCCATCGCGCAGCGGGAAAGGCTTTAAAAAAAGTGATCCATTGTGAAGATAGAACCGCCGCTGCTCCGTTAACCAGCGGCTTTAAAATAAGCGGCTGGGCATTCTCATACATGGAAGAGCCGACTGGATTTTGCAGAGTCAATTCAGAACCAATTAGTACAGAATCCTTTGTCAGAGCATTCAATTCATCCAACGTAAACCTTGTCAAAGGTACTTCTATATCAGCAACAACCGCGCCGATAAAAACAGCATCCAGGGCCGCGCATCCGTGGCCGTCCTCTTTTATATTAATGGCCTTTGCGTCAAATTTAATCTTGACTCCACCTTGAGTCGGACCGATATAAACTCCATTCCAGGTAAGTTCGCAGGGGCCGAGATCACCGGAAAAAATAGGCTCGATTGCGCGCCAATAAAAAGCAAGCACGTCGTAGACATAGGCTGGAGCAATGTGCGTGCCTGGGCTTGCTCCGCCGGTTATATGGACATATAGAATCCCTGCAAAAACATGATCGTGAAAATAGGAATTTACCGTTGTAATACAATCAGCTTGGCTGTATTTTCTTGTGAGTGAAACGCCATCAACTTGAAGATCAAGAATTTCGCCGTAAGCAAAAGCGCAACTCCAGGCAATTGTGTTATAGACTAATATCTTCCCAGCGCTTCCGGTTCCGGCATAAAGGCCAGTGCCAAAAAGGATAAGACTATAAATCGCCGCTTCCACTGAATCGTAGAATAGTGTCCAGGTTGTGCCGTCAACGGTTTCGTAGATTTTGTCATCGTAAGCCGCAAGGAGTTTTGCGTTGTATTCATAAAAGGCACGAATATTACCAGCGCCAAGGTCTACCGCTTCAGTCCATGTCGATCCATTACTGGAAACGAGGATTTTGCCATTTCCCCCACCAGCATAAATTTTATTATTCCAGACATAGAGAGCATACCAAAAAATCTCAGTCGTATCTACTTGAGACCAAGCTCCCGTTGCTATAGTTAATTTCCAAATACCATGCGTTTCACCAGCGGAATATAGGTTCCCATTAAAAACCGTTAAAGCATGGGTCCAATTAAAAACCCATCCTTGCGAAATGGTCCAAGTTGTACCATTGGTAGTTTTAAGAATCTCAAATGCGCCTGGAGAATAAAAACTACCCCCTTTAAATCCCGCATATAAGGTATCACCCAAAGCACACAAAGCAAGACATTTCGGAGCATATCCTCCACCAGGATCAGAGGCAAAGGCTACCTCCCATGTAGTGCTGTCAAAAACATATATGAACGATAAAACACCTGCAATCTCGTAACTATTTCCTCCACCAGCGTATAATTTCCCATTCCAAACATAAAGCGCATTGATAGAATGGGAAGCGCTATCATACGACAACGCCCAAGTGGTCCCGTCGAAAACATAGATATTGCCGTTGTCCCCGCCAGCATACAGTTTTCCCAAGTACTCCGCTTGGCAAAGTATTTGACCTGCCGGAGAATCGTAGGACAACGCCCAGGCCGGGTTCGCCATCGACCAAGCCGCGTTATTTAATTGCTTGCTGACGTAAATCACCGTTCACTCCTCACAGAAACGGACAGCGCCCAGTACGTGCCGACAACGTGCGGCTCTTCCCATTCGATGAATTTTACATACTGCGCTTTCAATCCCATATCGCCAGCCGCTGGAGGAACCTCGGCAATAAAGCAGGGCATCGATTTTCCGATTGCCAGGAATAGAGCGGCAAATACAAGCCGATCCGCAGCGGTCATGGCATCGAAAACATAGTTCCATTCGCCATAGCGGGAGCGTTGCACAGATGATTCCTGGCCGTCGTCGCTTGAAGAAATCACAGAAGGGTCTTGCGGCGCATAAGTTCTGTCCATTGTAAAGCCATAATGTGCTACAAACTCACCACCCACCCATACGCGCCCGATCTCCAGATAAGTGTCCGGATTGCTGGGGTCTGAAACCTTTAAAGCAATGTATCGGTAACTGCGATTGACCCTGATTGCCATTATGCCAGCATGCCAGGTTAAAACGTCCGTCGCAGCTATTGTAGAGAAGGCATCAGAATAATAAATAACGGTTATTGATCCGGTTGCCGCGCGTAGATTATGGTTTTTAACGGATATAAATTTAATCGTTTTGGTACTTCCAAGATCGCAATATAAATACTGATCAGTCGTATGATCTGCTGGGTATTCAGACCGCCACGGCTTCTTGAACCACCGCTGTTGTGTATGCGTTGCTGGGAAAGACGGATGCTGTGATGTGTAAGTCAGCGTTCCGGCATCCCAGTCATTGACGTATGAAATTAATAACTTACTCATTTTATCTTACCGCCTTTACGGGGATTGTGAACGATTCATTGTTGAGCGCGCGCGTGAGCCTGGGGATCAGTTTTTCATTTATTATCCGATCAAAGCCATACGCGTCAACGGCAGTGACATTGACCTGAACGGTCTTACTGCCACCGCTGCCATTTCGTGACACACCGAGCATTCGCTGTAATTCGCGCATAGGGAGGATTGCTTCCGGGCCAGCTTCGCCAGCCAGAACTTGTGTGGGCCGATTGATCAAGCCGCCTTCAGCCAGGGCGGGCAGTGGAGCTTTTTTAATATTGCTAATCTGCATAATACAAGCGGCAGCGGCAAACGCGGCAGCAAACATACCCAGGGGCCAGCCGAGTTTCCACGATGCCGTTATCGCCACGCCCATATTTGTAACCGCCTGGAAAATGTCAAGGTCACGTTTGGCCTTTGCGGCGTTATATTCAAGCTGCCGTTTATTTCTTGCTGCCTGTTCATCAATAGCAGTTTGCGCTTTAACATAATCCGACTCTATTTTTGCCCTGGCGTCGGCTTTATTTTTTGCTATATCTATTTCCAATAAGGCATTGATCTTTTCCTGCTCGGTCATATCCGATGTCATAATTTCTTTTCTTTGGGCGGCCTCTGCTTCGGCGGCATCAATCGCATTGAGGGCAGCTATTTTTTCATCGTATGTTTTTTTAAGATCATCCCTTCGCTTTTGGTATATTTTTTCAATTCTTGCCAATTCTTTTTTGAGATAGTTATCGGACGCTTGCCCCATATTGCTAAAAAAGCTACTCATGCCCTGTTGCATAATCTGGAGGTAGTCCTGAAATCCTGTTGCTGATGTCACGGTAAACCCTAAAAACTTTTTCTTGACTTCATCTATATTTTTTCCAAAACCAATCTTCCATTTATTTAAAGCTGCTTCCATTTTTTCAGCAAGAGTTGAAGTTGTTTTGACGCCAAGATTCGCCCAGTTTGCTTGAGCCACAATCATACCTTCAAAATGCTCCTTGATCTTTTTGGCGGTATCAGCTATTTTTTTAACAACCGCATCGGCGGCTTTTTGATTCGACGTAACCCATGCTTCAGATTGTTCTTTTTTTATCTTTGCCACTTCTGCGGCCTGTGTTTTTTCAATCTGTGCAACAATTTTAGACTCATCGACCGACCCCTTTACTTTCGCGTCAGTTTGCATCCGCAAGCTTATGGATATTTGTCCGCCATTGACAAGCACCTTGACTA